TTTTATTGTTATATGACAATCTGTATCCCCAGTTCTAATTGTCCCTCCATTTGTGTGTGGTCTTAGGACATCCCCTACCTCTAATATTCCAGAGAAAGAAAGAACCGAAATATTATTATATGCTGCAAAATTTGAGTAACCTGTACTCACAATTACTGTTCCAGATTGACTTGTGAAATTTGTCGTTAATGCTGCTGAATTTTTTGTAAGACCACCCCATCCATCAAGAGAAGACCATGACCAGTTCATATCTACTACACATTTTTTAGATGCAGTAAATGACCATCCATTTGTGCTATCATTTTGTACAGTACCTAGAGTAGATAATGTGTCATATGCAGTATCATTTAGATATGGTATTTTTGTATTTGTTGATCCATATCCAGCAGCATCATAGTAATGACAATGTTCAACCACACTCTCAGCAGCAGTTACAACGTGTTCGGATTTTGCTCGTCCTGTAATTGTGAAATTACAAAAAGTAGTACTCCCATCTCCACCAGCAGTGTGGGGTCTTATAACATCACCAGCCGATAATCTTCCCTCCCATGCAGCACATGCTGATGCGGTGCTAACTGATTCGTACTGTAAACACAACCTATCGGAGGCAGTGATGCTTTGTAAATTGGTTGTTAGTTCCGAAGAGTTTAAAGATACCCCAGCATAATTATCAGTAGTCCCACTATCGCTAATACTTATTGAATATATACCATCTTTTAAGATTGTAAAAGTTGAACCAAGGCTTGCGGAATCAGCATATGTTATTAAATTTGCTCCGATGTTTTCAACTACAGTTGTATATCGTCTAATTTTCGTGCTACTTGATCCAAAGCCATTTGAAGTGTGAAGTCTTATTGTTTGACTTATCTCTAAATCAACATACTGATAAGGCTTTGCACTAACTAAAATATTATCAACGTACAATTCTACTGTTGTAGTCGCACTTGTATTTTGCCATCCAAACTCTATCTCTGTGCAATCGGTTGGAATAAATATTGCTGTTTGAAAACTTTTAGATTCATTATTAGCTGGAGAATAAGCTTCCATATCTTTGTAAGTAATTAGTCCTGCATTTGCCCCATCTTTTATTTTTACACAAAATCTAAAATCATCATCTACTACAGTTGAATCATTTTTAAATTCAAAAGCGAAGCCCAACATTCGACCTCTATATCCTTGATCTATTCCTTTAGTGAAACCAAAATAATCACTTGAGCCGTCTGCTGCTGGTACATATTTAATAACTACTGTTTCATCATTATCGAGAATTAAATCTGCTGCTGTTGTTGATAGTGTAGGTGCCTCAGTTATTGCCCCACCGCCGTCAAACGATGCATCGTTACCTGTTAGATCAACATCATCTATATCAGTAAAGTTATTAGCTATTAATAAATGGATAGTGTCTGATGATCCTGCGCCACCGCCACCAACTTCTGTTAAAGCTGAGTCGACAACCTGATACATTTTCTTGGTATCTGTCGCAAAACACATCTGCCCATTGCTGGCCGTTGCCGCGTAAGTCGTTAAGTCAGCCTCTGTACCTTGTTTAACATCTAAGCGGCTAGGAGTAACTAGGCTCGAATTTGTAATTGTTGCGTGAGGAGTAGTGTCGCTTATATGCGTTGTCATAAAGGCATCAATCGCCTTAGCACTAGCAACCGTGTCGTCACTACCTGAAACTGCGCTCAAGTCTGTATCTAAAACACCTGCTTTTAAGTTATCTAATTCTAAGTTTGTAATAGTGTTGTTATCAGCATCTATTGACTTACTAGTCATTACTACCGTTCCGCTAGTTACAAAAGCTTTTGTAGATTGCTGTGAAGGTGGTACAGTGTCACTATCTGTCGCCATATTGTCTTCATCTAAGATATCTGCCCTCAATAAATATTGAGTATGATCATCGTCTGCCAAACCTGACAGATCACCATGATCTGTTACAGATACAGCACTTTCAGGTGTCGAGAAAGGATTAGTTATTTCTTCGTAGGTTGTTTCACCCTCTTGTAAAACTATACGCCCAACGTATATTGAAAAATTAGTTAAAAATGAAGGAGTCGCGGGTATTTCTTCAGCTAGTGCTGCGCCTACTGAAGTAACATTAGATGTTCCCCATTGCATGTGCAGACCGCCGTCAAAATCAACATAGAAAAATCTAGTAGTGCGCCTATTGGTTGTTAGTGATACTAAAGCCGAACCGTTCCAGTAGTTAGCGTTATCTACATCTGTTATTCCTGTAGTGTCTGCTGTTACAGAAGATGAGCTATTCCATGTGCTAAAGGTACTAGCTACATTTGTATCTATAGCTGCTATGGTCAGTCTATTTTGAGAACAGTATATAACACCTGCCTCTACAGCTACTTTTGAAGCTGCGGGGGCACTTAAAATCAACCCTGTTGCTCTTTGCATGCCAAAAAGCTCAAAATCTTTTTTACATGCATTAGACCTATAATTAGAAAATCTCTGGCCTAAATTCCATATTGTTAATACGTTTCCTGATCTAAAAACCTTAGCGACGACTACCTCAGTGTTTAAATTCATATCCGATAAGGTAGTTGTGAAGGCCAGTGCTGCTGTACCTGTTGAGTAAGCTAGGTAAGCCCAATTTAAAGTGTTGTCAGTTGGTACTGAGACACCTGTCTCACCTGCATATGCTATTTTTACAATATGCCCGACTATTGAGTCTGTTGTTTTTATATACAAGTTACCTGCGGAAATATTTACTGTTGCGCTTCCTGCATCTGTAATCTCAAAAGCTGTACTAGGCCCTGATAAATTTGAACACATATTGTTGTCCCAAATATCAGATAGACTGTTATCAAAATAAGCTTTTATTGATTCCGACGAAGCGGCCGTGCTATCTGTAGCAGTGGCCATTGAGTCATCATCTAAAAATGCAGATCCTGCAAAAGATGTGTTGACTGTTAAAGTATCTGTATCAGTGTTTGTAGCATCGATATCTGCTACTGTTATTTTTCCTGTTGTAGTTAGGTTCTCATTACCAAAACTTATCTCTCCTTGAGATGATAAAATTGTTGATTTTCCTGCACCGTCATCTGCACTAAAAATTAAAGTGAAAGTATTTTTAGTAAGTGTGACGTCCTCAGCAGCTAATGTGCCTGTAGTGCTTAAGTTCTCATTTCCAAAACTTATAGCTCCTGATGAATCAGTAATACTTGCAGCAGCTATTGTTGTTGTGCCTACTATAAAGCTACTTGTAGCTGTAACATCCTTACCTGAGAAATCACCTGTTGTACTTAGGTTTTCATTTCCGAAGCTTATTGCCCCTGAAGAATCAGTTATGCTACCTGCTGATAAAGTCATTGAAGCAGAGCCGACGACTACTGAGTTATAAAAGTAACCATCTTTCCATCGCTCTGCTGATGTACCTAGATCATAGGTATTATTCGCCGAAGGGCGAAGCGTGTTTGTAGTTTGTATGTACCCTGTTGTATCAGCGTTGTTCGCTGTTAAAGTCATATTTGTATTGGTGACACTTCCACCAATAATTCTCTGTCCTGCAAAAGTTCCTGTGATGTACGAACCTGCTGAGTCAATATCTCTAGTTCCTTGTCTGCTTACCCACATGTCCTGGGTCTTACTGACAATCCCTGATAAAATTGAATCCTCTGACCAATCCATATCATATTGTTTGTACCATGCCTCAGCTCCACCTAGGCGAGATTGCCACCTATAGGCCGCTGCTTTACCGTCTCCGTCATCTAGTACAACCCTATAATCATTTAGAGTGTTGTCTATTGTATGCACTCCTGACTGAGTCCCAGATGTGTTTATCGCTGTTCCTGACTCAGTTAGTGCTAGTTGAAAAGTATTCGTATCTGCTTCAACTACAAAATATTTTGTCCCTGCTACTAAACCTGTAGGAAGGGCCCCTGATGTTTGTAAATACAGCTCATCATTATTTTGTCTTTTATGAGATGCTGCTGTTAGCACTCCCGGGGAAGCTATTGTTATAGTAGGTGTTATAGATACAGGAAGTACAGCAGGTGTTGCTACTGCTCCTTGTGTATTTGGATAAATAACTGATACAAGCCAATCAATCACATCATCTAAATTAGAAATTCCAGGCAACGCCGGATTCAAGTATTGAAACTCTGGGAGTTTGTGCTTGTAAGGGTGTTGATCTATGTTCCATACTCTTAAGTAATGCGGTCTATCTACTCCGTAACCCATAATAAGCTCCTATATATCCCACGTTCCAGTCCAAGTGGTCTTTTCCTCTTTTCTTTTAACTGCTAGTACTGATACACCACTAGCATACTCGTAACTAACTTTTAAACATGGTTCCCCATCTTCAGCGTCAGTAGGCGCTTGGTATAGGTATGTTATTCTATCGTTTGAGTCGTACACGATATACTCTTTGCATAGTTCATTAGATAGCGTTAAAATTATATCTCTTTTATTTTCTTTTTCTGCCATTGCAACCCCATTTAAAAAGGGAGAGGCTAACCTCCCCCTAGTTTAAAAAATTTAGCTTAACAATCCTACGTCCCATTTCTGTAGATACAATGTATCCATGAAATCGCCTGTGTGTAGGAAGAACAAGAAAGGTACTACTACCTCTCCATCATCAAAAGCAAAAGCTGCTGTAACTGTTGGTGCTGCTATTGCTGCCCCATTTAATCCTATTTTGAAAAATACATTTGCTGCACCTGCTGCTACAACCGCTGTCGAAGCTACGTTATGCGAAGTAGTGTCAGCAAAGTGAGTGTCTAGTGCAGTTTTTAACAAGTTCAGTTGTGCTACACTTGTAGGAAGATCTGTCGGAGTAGTTGTATCCGGAGAAGCGTTCCCACCTTCTTGTGCTTCATGATATAGCCATGATGATCCAAGTTCTGCATCATCATCATGAACATCGTATGTGTCTTGAATATCACTAATCAAAACAATCAATGTTGCTAGATTTGTTGCATCTGCTGCTGTTGAAAGATTAGCAGCATCTAGATTCTCATGAGCCGCTGTAACTGCTGTCAAAGACGAGCTTGTACCTGCTGTATTATGTGCTGTAACATCCGCAATATGTGCTGCCATCACTGTTAGTAAATCGTTAACATCAGTAACACAATGAGCGATAGTTGTTGGAGCTGCTGTAGAGGCTACAGAGTGATCTCCTGACTCTTGAGCGATATGCCATGCCCAGTTTGCTGCTAATTCCGCATCACCGTCATGATTGTCATACTTAAGCAGCATGTCTGTTAGAAGTGCTATCAAAGAAGTCCCGTTACCATCATCTGTAGAATCCGCTGCTGTAACTAAACTAGCATCATCATCATTTGTATGAGCAGTAACGTCATCAATGTGTGTGTTCCACTTTGCTTTTAAATCATTAGCTAACGCAACCGCCTCTGCTAAAGCAGATCCGCAATGTGTGTTGTATTTTGACTTAAGTTCGTTAGCGAGAGTGATAGCTCCTGCAAGACCTGCTATGTGGTCTACCTCTACTCTCATGTCAATATACTGATCTGCTGTAACTTTATCTGTCGTATCTGTTGAAGTTGTTCCTCCATCATTTAGAATAGTTTCAAGAATGACATCGCCTGCATTTACATTTATAAATGCTGCTTCGTCATAGTCGTCTACATTTGCTTGATATGCTTCAGCTTTTCTAAAACCGATTAGACAATCATCCGTACCTGAAACATCTGACAACTTAAGTCTTGATTCAATATAAAATCTATCAGTTCCTACAGTGTACGCCACTTTTGATCTAGCTGTAATTCCTTGAGTAAGCTCTATTCCGTCATCTTCTGCTTGATCTTGAGCAATGTTTAAACCATTGGCCCCCCAAGTTAGATAAGCTATAGCTTGCCCAGCACCAAGCACTGACCATTCATAGTTTTCGCTTCCTGTATTTAATATGTTTACTGATCCTGCTCCACCATCTACTGCTGTGCCATCATTCTGCATTTGCATTACAGGAGTATCAAATAAATCATACGATCCTGAAGATGCTAGTTTAGAAGCTGTAATGGCCCCATCAGCAATCATTGAAGACTCTACAACACCTGCGCCTATAGTGGCGTCACCTGTGTTGTCTATTGTAATATCACCGCTTACAGAAACACTTGTCATAGTTGTTCCATTACCAACTAAAATCTTAGCGTCACCTGAGCAATCTAATTCAGCTCCTACGGCCGCTGTACCTAGAAGAATACTTCCAGTTGCTATAGCGGTCATGCCTGGGTCTATTTTCCCTGCACCTATTGTTAAAACACCTGTGTTACTTAAAGTAGCGTCACCTGACATAGCTACGCTTGTCAAAGTTGTTGCATTACCTATTAAAATTTTTGTGTCTCCTGAGCAGTCTAGCTCAGCAGCTATGTTAGAAGAGTTCCCTATGAAAACACTTCCTTCTGTTAAAGATCCGCCTGCACTCTCAGCAGATTCAATTAGTGTCCCTAACTGAACTTTGTGAGACACAGCGTTCATTCTGTTTAGTAAATATTTTTCTGTTGTTGTAATTGCCATTGTAAAACCTCTTTTTTTAGAGAGGGTTGCCGGGATTTTTACCCGGCCAGACCCTCTATATTATTTAATAAGAAATTGTGTGGATAATTCCCCAACACGATGGGTTTCTAATCTCAAGTTCCCCAAACAGTGCCATATCTAGGATATAAGCATAACCTGAAGTTGTTCTTGTTTCATAGTACTGCTTGCCATCAGGAGCAGTTCGCTTTTGAATCATTCCATTACTTCTAAAAGTAGCTTTAGACCAGTCAGCGAAAACGATGATATCATCATCAAATTCTTGAATACCGATAAACTTGATCATACTTCCTGTACCGATATTTAATATCTCTATAGTCGTCCAACCAAATTCAGTTGCTTTCATAGATCCTTCACGAACCTTGTAAGAACCTTTCTGTACCTCTACTGCCTTAAGCACTGAACCTAGATGTTGCCAACTCATCAATACTTCATCTGCTGTCCCTCTACCTTTTCTTCTAACTTCTACCCATGCATTGAAAATGTTTTCGATAATGTTAGACGCAGAAATTGTAGAGCCATCAATATTGATAGCTTGCAGGTATGGGTATGCTGTTTTAGCTTGCCCATAAAGATTTGTAGATCCACCATTTGCTAGACTCAGCAATGCGCTCTTAAGTGATGTAAAGTTATCAGAAACTCCCGTAATTCCATCTTGATAAAATACAGCGTTTTGAGCAACACTATAAGCAGATACGTTAGCAGCCCCACCGCCTCTAGTTGCAGACAATGTTATTGCACTTGTGTTCAAATTCACACCTGTTATATAGTAGCTAGCAAGCGCGGTATTGTCATCATCTAGAGATACTTTTTGATCAATACAGAATCTTTCAATCCTGTCTACAATCATAATACCTGTGGCTGCGTCTGTAGCGTCTGAAACTGCTGCAAAATGAGGACCACAACCTAACTGAATAGAAACTGCTTCTTTAAAATGTTGTGTGAAATCTTCTACTGTATCACCTAAAACTCTGATGAAAGTAGATTCTTTAATCTTACCATCATGCTGCATTAAATCAGTATGGTAGAAAATCATCGATCCCCATACTTCTTTGTATGAGCTAATCTCACCTCTAACAGGTTTCATGCTAGAGATATCGTCTGCTGCTGTAAGCCCGCCAAACTTCAATGAGCTTGCCTTAGTACCTTTAAAAGGAACTATAATTGTCCCTTGCTTCCAGTTGTTGTCTTTGTTTACTCTATTTAAAATATAATCCATCTTTACAAGACGATCACTCAATAAACTATTTGGTAAATATTCATTAAGCATGTCTTGAAATAGTCGTGTTGTAGCCATAGCTATTCCTTTAAGTTGCTGGCATTGAACTTCTCAATTCCATTAGTTTTTCAAAAGTCATGTTTGTTTGCTTTACTGCTGAGTTACTAGCAGTTCCTATTTTAGGTAGCACGGGTTTCTTTTGCGTTACCTGCTGAGTATTTGGGGTATGGCCGCCCTGTGGAACTTCTTGTGTCTGAGGAGTTCCGTTGTTTAAAAATGGTTTGTACTGAGACATAATTTCGTTAATGATCTCTATTGGAGCTTTGTCCAATCCTTGTGTCTGAAATGCTAATGCCCCTCGCTTGAAAATTTCTTCTCTCATAGCTCCGGGTTTACTAGATAAAGTGTCGAACTTGTTTACAAATTCCGTGACGTCCGGAAGTTGCAAAGCAAAATCAACTTGCTGATTTCTCAAATCTACAGATTGCTTGTGTATGTTTTGATTATAATCCTCTTGTTTTACTTTATCGTGGTATTCATTAGATCTATTTCTTACTTGATTTTGATATTGTATTTTTTGATCTTGTGGGAGTTCCTGCATTTTCAATTTATTTACAGCGTACTCCATCACTGCCTGATCATTTATGCCTAGCTCTCCGAAAACATTGTCTAGGTCACCTTTCTCTATCATTGATCCTAGTATCTTAAGGTTTTTTTCAACCTCATTATATTTTTCAATTCTAGGTGAATACTCATCTACTTTTTGTTTGTAGTCTGTTAACTCAGTCTTAGCTTTTTCATAATTACCTTTCACATGGTCAAGCCCGTAAGCTCTTTCGTAAAGGTCTTTTATTTTAGTGTGGTTTTCTTTAGTTATTAGAGGTCTGATCTCTTCGTCAAACTCATGAACCTTATCCAAAACCTTAAATGAATAGTCGGGCTTCCACTCTTCTTCTGCGGGTGTTTCAATCTCTACTACAGCTTCAGTTGCCGGCACTCCTGCTTCTTCAACTATCGGTGCTGCCTGCGGGTCATCTATTTGCGCTGAGTCCATTTCATTTATAACTGTATCTACATCTTGCCCGTCTAAAATTTTCTCAATTGGGTTATTGCCTGCCATTCATTGCTCCTTGTGGTGGGATAATATTGCTGTTTGTTCCTTGTGGTGATTCTGGTGATAAAACATTTGCCATGTCTTTAGCATACCCGCCGCTCATCTTAGATAGGTCTTCTAATGATGTTCCTTGCGACTGAAGTTGTTTGATTAGCCAAACTAGAGAAGTGTATGGTATTTCCGCTCTTTTACTGGCCTTGCCTTCTTCTTGAGGCATGTAAAAATCGCACTTAACTAAATAACCGTCAGTTGGTATAAACCCTTGCTCTGCCCTCTGTATATCCATCATTGCTTGAGCTTTTACTTGCTCATTAATTTTAATATACATCTTAAAATTTTGCTGGATAGTTGGATCAAGAGTACTAAAGTCTCCTTGCTTTGTTCTATGTATCGCTTTCTTAATCATATACTTGTGGTTAGCATCTGGGTGTACCTGTGGTTGTTCACCTCTCTCTAAAGCAAGTATGTCATTAACTGCCATGTCTTCATCAATAGTGAAGTCAGCAAACACATCTTCATCATTTAAAAATGGACTAGATCTTAAAATCTTACCTATGTCATCTCGCTCTAGGCTTGAACCTATATATTGCATAGCTTGTGTAAGCATTAACTGCTTACCTAGCATTGTATCAGCATCTTTTGAAACAGGTTCTGGAGTGACCATATAGCATAAAGGATCGGAGCTTTTAAACTCAGAAAGATTTACTTTCTCGCTAGATCCAACCATCGGAACTATCTGATCTTCCGATAAATATTCCTTGGCCATTCTTAAAGTTATCTCTGTTATCTCTACTACAAATTCCTCAAAAGTTTTTCCTGCATCTGAGTACTTTGCTTTATTCTTTATAGATTTATAAAGCATCGCATGTGGATCTAGTCTACCGTCCATTGCTGTATTGTCATAATCCTGCACATTCATAATGCTGTACATTTCAGCTATCTGCCCCTGCATGTATGGGAAAAATTGCTCCCCTGCTGAACCTTTCATAATCGTTGCGCCTGTGCCTCCAACAACATTTACTGCTCTAGTTCCTGAAGCTTCCCCACCAGGAGTAAGCCTTGCCCCATTCATCATCACTAACTTATCGTCACCTACAGTAGTCTGGATAGTTGCTATCTTAGAAGCTGTTCTATTTACTTCTACTTGATATGGGCGCATCCTTTGAACCGGGGATCTGAATCTTGCACACTTTGAAACTTCGTAATAACCTGCACTGACAAATGGCCAGATTCCAAATGGTAAATCACCCCCGCTAATTACAGCCCCTTTCACAGCTATAAAATAATAACCATTGGGAACCATTGGGGTAGGTCTATAATAGTGCTCCCGCACCATAACTTTGCTTTCTTCTGTTTTATATTTTGTATTCGTAACATCAAATACAACATACTTTTCTTCTTTCTCTTGGGTGTTTAAAGATTGCAACACTGTTTGATCATCAGTCATTGATCTAACTTTATCTTTCGACAAAAGCTTCCTAACGATGAAAAAAGGTGAGTCCTCAAATGTCTCAGCCTCGGGGTCTCTCAACAAATCAAAACCCTGCACTCTTTCATATACAAATGCGCCTGACATGTGAGGAGCTAA